CTCAAAGTTAAATAGCCAGGGGCGCATCCTGCGCATTGTGGAAATGCTGGTTGAAAAATCGGTGGAGGGTATGAGCAACAAGGCCATTGCTTTTGAGCTTAAAACCATTGAGGCAAATATCTGCCGTGATCTGAAAATTCTGGAGACGCACGGCTGGATTGAGAAATCAAAGGCGAATGGCAGGTGGCGGCTGACCCCGAAGTTTGGAGGCTTCGCGGGATCAATTATGAAATGCTTCCAGGCTGCCAAGCTGCGGCTGACGGAAGACGAGGCGCGGTACGCTTCGGAAATGCAATAAAGGAGATTCCCTATGAAAGAGAAATTTGAAGGCTTGCTTTACACCCCAGCGACTGATCTGAATTTTATAAGCGGCATTCAGCGGTTGAAAGACGATCAACTGAACGCGATGCTCGAGAGGCTTATCGAACTGGAAGGGACGGAGGGCGGACATAAAGGACATATTAAGACTGTTGAAAAAGAACTAAAAAACAGAGGTGGCAACAGCACAGAGTTAATCGCCATGGAAAAAATGAGAAATGAAGTTGAAACTGTTGAACGGCTTTATGGCGATGGGTTGCCCTATGATAAAGACCGCTTAGAAGACACTGCAAAGTTTTACCTGGCTCAAACAGCGCAATCTCTTTTTGAATCAGGGAAAATATTCCTTCGATTGAAAGCGCATGAAGGGCATGGCGGTTTTATGGACTCTTTGACCCGTATCGGCATTCCACAATCGACTGCTAATTATGCTATGGCCGTTGTATTAAAGTTTGGCCCAAATTCCCAAGCGCTCGGGAATTTGGGAATAACAAAAATTCAAATGCTGACCGTGCTAGATGAACCGGATATTAAGGCCTTGGTGAAAGACGGGGTAACAGGCAACCTAACCCTTGACGATATCGACCGCATGACAACCCGCGAACTGCGGGAAAAACTGCGAGAGGAGCGGGAAAAACACAAGAAAGATGTCGAAACAAGAGAAAAAGCCATCAAGCAAAAAGAGGCGAAGATCAACGAAATGGACGAACAATTGCGTTATCAGCAGCCGCCTACCAAAGAACAGCTCGCTATTGCGGAACTCGGCAGGTTAGACGAAGGCTATTTCCGTGAACTGACTACGGCGATGAGTGCTTTCCGAAAACTCTCCGGCATTCTCAACCAGGCACAGTGTGTTCCCGGCGTCAATGTGCAAATCCTTGATGAATGGATCGACAAGTACAACGAGTTAATGGTGCTGCTAAACGGCGTACATGAGGAGTTCGCTGGACAGCTTGACAACCTGCACCCTATCGACAGAGGCCAAATTCTGGACGGGGCTATTTAATGTATCAGCAGTTTGTTGACCAGATGAACGCCGCCGAAACTGCTGCCAGCCGCAAAGTCGTGGTAGACAAAATGTGCCGGATGTTTGCGTTCTCTACTGCTAAGGCGTACAAGGTTCTTAAAGAAAACGGATGGGAGTCCGGCAGAACGAAACGCAAAGATGCCGGAACTTCATCTGTAGATAAGGAACTAGTGATCGCTCTGGGTGAAATGGTTAAACAAGGCATTCGTAAAAACGGCAAGGCGACACTTCCGATTAATGTTGCCAGGTCTATTCTGGAAGAGCGAGGTTTTACTATCCCGATAAGCGACAGCCGCCTCCGGGAACTGCTTCGGCAAAACCACATGGCGGTTGCTGACAGCAGAATTTCCTCGCCACATCAAACCATGCGCACGGAATACCCCAACCAGGTACACTTTGCCGATCCTTCCGTGTGCCTGATTTACTTCGCGCCGGGAGGAAAGCAAAAACTCATCGGCGATGATGAGCTGTACAAAAACAAAAATTTTCTGGAAGGAAAAATGAAGTGCTGGCGTTATGTGCTAACCGATCATTATTCCGGCTCTATTTGCGTCCGTTACTACGCATCAATGGGTGAGACAGCGGCAAATATGTACGACTTCCTGCTGTACGCATGGGGCCAGAAAAAAAGCAACGTCAATGTGTTTCACGGCATACCGGAACTTTTGATCTGGGACTGCGGCACGGCGAACACTGCCAGAGCTACCGCCAACGCGCTGAAAGCCTTTGGCGTGAAAACCATGCCGCACCTGCCGGGAAATCCCCGCGCCAAAGGCCAGGTAGAAAACGCCAACAACCTTGTGGAGACGCAGTTTGAAAGCCGCCTCCGCTTCGAGCCGGTAAACAGTGTTGAAGAATTGAACGATGCGGTGGAGCGATTTTACGCGGCGTATAACAGTAACTTGATCAACGGCCTTGATACCAGACTGCGCCGTGGCGGGGTGGTTATTGGAAGCCGGACAAATCTCTGGCAGCGTATCCCAAAAGAAAAACTACGGGAGCTTCCCGATGAGGAAACCTGCCGTCAGGTCTTCGCCAACGGTACACAGAAGCGGAAGGTTGCCGGTGATTTGACGGTGAGCATTGTCCACCCCAGAGCCGGACGGTCGTTGCGCTACAGCGTCAGAGATTTGCCGGGCATTCTCGTTGGTATGGAACTCACTTTACAGCCGCTATTGGTAACGGCGGAACCTTTGTGTATCGCCAGTTACGCAAACGGCAGGGAAGAGTTGAGTTTTGAGATTGAGCCGATTGTATACGACAGCGCAGGTTTCGATGTAAACAGCCCTGTCTACGGTCAGGAATACAAACGGCCCAAGGACACGGCAAGGGATACAGCCGAAAAGATTCTTGAAGCTCCGGGCCTGGCCGCCGTTATAGGGCCGGCCCACAGTTTCATAAACCCGGAAAATCCCTTTGCCCGCCAGAGCGAAGGAACGCCCGTTACGGTTGCCGAAACCGTACACACCCACGAGATCATCATCAGCGCGGTAGAGGCGGCCAAGCGGATCAAGGCGGAATGCGGCTCTGTTCCTGAAGGTTTTATCAGCGAACTGAAACAGCAATACCCGCAAGGGGTATCAACCAGAATCGTTGATGATTTGATCAAAGCCCGCAAGCCGAAAACGGAAACCCCGATAGATTCCAAAAAATGGATAATCGAGGGCGCGGCTGCGCCGAACGGGGGATTTGAAGAAGACCCGCCAACGGCGCAAAAAATCAAAATCGCGTAGGGAGCGCGAACATTATGATGACTCTAAAGACATACAAAAAATTTGGCATAACGCAAGATCCCTTTTCCGGGGACGTTGTAAAACCGGAGGATGTGTACCTCACCGATGACACCCGCTTTGTGGCAGAGTATCTGCTGCAAGCCGCGAAGGTGGGCGGCATGGTCGCCCTGGTAGGCGAGAGCGGAAGCGGCAAGACCACTATCCGGCGTTACGCGATAGACCGCATGACAGCGGAAGGCGAGAAAGTGCGGATCATCGCTCCCCGCTGTGTCGATAAAACCCGGCTGACAACCTCCACTATCTGCGATGCCATCATCGCGGACTGCTCCACCGAAACGCCCCGGCGCACTCTGGAAGCCAAAGCCCGGCAGGTAGAGCGGATTCTCACCAACTCAAGCCGGAGCGGATACAGCCATGTGCTGATGATCGAAGAAGCGCACGACCTTTCCATCCAAACCTTGAAATACCTCAAGCGGTTCTGGGAAATGGAGGACGGTTTCAAAAAACTGCTGTCTATCGTGCTTATCGGCCAGATAGAACTCAAGTCAAAACTTGACGAGGGCAAAAACTGGGAAGCGCGCGAAGTTATCCGGCGCATGGAGGTCTTGGAACTTGAACCGCTGGGCACAGGCGCGGAAATCGCCGCCTATCTGGACATCAAATTCGGACGGCTCAAAAAAAACCGGAAAGCGATAATTGACAACGGCGGCTGCGAAGCCCTGGCCGCAAAACTGCGGCGACAGACCAGAAACGGCGTAGTCTACTCGGTTGCTTGGCCCCTGCTCGTTAACAACTGGTGCAGACGAGCGATGAACGAGGCAACGGAACTCGGCGCTGATCTTGTAGACGCCGATGTGGTGAACGCTTTGTAAGGAGGGAAACCCATGGTTGTTCTTCCAATTGCTAAAAACGCATTAGATGCTTTTATTAAAGACTATTGTACTTGCGCTACTTGTGATTTTTGGAAAGAAGAACTAATCGGGGGGGAATGCGAAGGGCCAGAGTTATCGTGTGGATACATGAAAGACAACACAGGAATCTGCGAACAGCATGAGTTCAAAAATAAAGTTTTGCAAATGCGGTTAGAGGAACTGCAAAACGAATGGTATAACGCTTGGTATAGTCGTTATAAATATTTTTTGTAGTTTTCAACGGGAGGGGAACTATGGAAAACAATTTCAAACAGGTTGCAAGACATAGAGTTTCATTCTTTATAACGGAAACTGAATATCGTCAGTTCTATGCGTATGCTCTTGTAAAAGGTTATGGGGCAAGTGGGGGAATAGCAAGTTTAGCTCGAACAGCCATTGTGGACAAAATGTCACGAAACGCCCCTACAGAAGCCCAACAGCGGCAGATCGATGAAATAATCGGGAATGCGGATTGATCCCGTTTCGCAGTGCTGCACAACGCTCTGGGAGGAAAATAAAATGAGGTCAGAGACAACGGAAAACAGGCGCAAGAAGCTCATCCAGCTAATCCACATCGGCAAGTCAAAAATGGGACTTTCGGACGAGGCATACCGGGCTTTTCTCGAAGGAATTACCGGCAAGCAATCCTCCGCAAACATGACCCAGAGACAGCTTGCGGCGGTACTCCGGGCCATGCGGGGGAACGGTTTTGACCAAGCCCCACACCGCGTAAAGCCGGAAGAGAGAGGCGGGGCGACATTAACGCAGCTTGAATACATCAAGGGCATGTGGTCAAAGTGCGCCCGGAATAAAAGCGACAAGGCATTACTGGCCTTTGTAGAGCGTATCGCCCACGTCAACTCGCTCCGCTTTCTTACGGTTCACACCGCCAGAGATGTAATCCTTGCATTGCGCGATATGATGATCAAAGCAGGTTTTGATCCAGACTCTTCGGAGGCGCTTAATGGCTAAGTCCCATGACAACGCTCTGGTGGAAGATTTAATCCTTGCCTGTACCGGAGAGGGTGTATCATCAGAAACCGCGCAGAAAGCGATCCGCGCCTTATGCCGGTATTACGGGGGCCAGATGATTTATGTGCCGGGCAAAAAAGAAACCGGTACATCTGCGGAAAATCTGCGAGGCATTCTTGCGGACGCGGTGGGCGATAGCCCCGCTAAAAAAATCCTTGGCAAGATCATGGCGTTGTACGGAACCATGCAACTATACATTCCCTTTGAACGGACGGCTTTCCGTAAAACCATCGCCCTTGAAATTTACGAGCGCTATGGAAATGACGAGAGCAACATGAACGACCTGGCCAGGTATTACGGTATCAGTTTCACACTTGCCTACAATCTGTGGAAGCTGGGACAGCGTGAAAAATTGAAACCTTCCATGCCTTTTCTGCCGTTCCTCGAAATGACGGGAAACAATAATTTCGATTAGTACAAAAACGCCCGCTTAATTCAATAGGCTGTCGGTATGGAAGTTACCGGCAGTCTTTTTTTATCCCTCAATTTTGAAAACGGCGCTTTACCTACCGCTATAGAACTCATTCCTGCCGGGACTGTACTTCAAGGCAGGGATGGGCGCAAGTGGAAAATGAGCGATCCAAAAAAAGTAGCCCTCAATTCTATGGCCCGGCTTTCCCGGCTGGTTATTGATGAAAACCATTCCACCGACCTGGCTGCCCCCAAAGGCGGATCATCGCCGGCATTTGGCTGGATGACCAACCTGCGCACTAACGAGGGCGGCTCAATCTGGGCCGATGTGGATTGGACAAAGCGCGGCCAGGAGGCTGTCCTCAATAAGGAGTACAGCTTTCTTTCTCCGGTTTTTCATTTTGACAGCCAGGGTGAGATCACCGTGATACTGCGCGCCGGACTCACCAATTCACCAAATTTGCAATTACCTGCGCTCAATTCTGAAGAGCCGGGAAAAAATATGAAGGAGATTAATATGGAAAAAGCGTTACTCGCGGCATTAGGCTTGAGTGAAACTGCGACCGAGGCGGAAGCCCTGGCCGCCATTAAAGCCTTGAACGCCGCAAAGGAAACGAACACGGCGAAGCAGACTGATACAACGCCGGTTGACCTGACCGCCTACGCGCCCCGCGCAGATCTGAACGCGATGGAAACGCGGGCATTGAATGCCGAAAAGCAGCTTGCCGAACTCAACGCCGCCAAGCTTAGACAGGAAGCGGAAACGGCGGTAGATGAAGCGATTAAGAATCGCAAAATCGCTCCGGCAAGCAAGGCAGAATATCTTGCGTTGTGCGCTACACAGGATGGGCTTGAGGCCTTTAAGAAAATCGCCGCCGCATCCCCTGCGATCATCGGTACGGAAACGCAAGCTCCGGAAGGAACGCCCCCGGCTACGGGCGGCACGGCTCTGAACGCGGAGGAAAGCGCAGTCGCTAAAGCGATGGGGTATACCGTGGAAGAATACCAAAAGATCAAGGAGGGCAAGAAATGATCATCACCACCAGCGCATTGAACGCTCTTCGTACCGCACTCAAAAATGAGTTCAGTACGAGGATGCTGGAACTTGACGCAAAACCAATCTGGAAATTGCTGGCCACTGTCATCACTTCCAGTACCAAGAGCAATACCTACGGCTGGCTATCGGCCTTTCCCCAAATGCGGGAATGGGTAGGTGACCGTGTTATCAAGGATCTGGCGGAACACGCATACCAGATCATTAATAAGAAGTACGAGGCAACTCTTAGTGTTATGCGCACCGACATGGAAGACGACAACTTGGGCCAGTACCGGGTTATGGCGCAGGCAATGGCCGACGAGTTCGAGGGATTTATGAACCGCAAACTGGCGGCTCTTATCACCGGAGGTTTTACTGGCCTCTGCTACGACGGGCAAAAATTCTTTGATACCGATCATCCGGTTTTTCCGAACACGGACGGAACCGGAACGGCGGCTGTCGCTTCCAACATCATCGGAACCGGCGCGGAGACAGGATCGCCCTGGGCGCTGCTGTGCTTGTCCGGCAGCCTCAAGCCCTTTATCGTCCAACAGCGCACCCAACCGGAGTTTGAGGAAATCACCGACACCAAAAACGATTCTGTCTTTATGAAAGACCAGTATCTCTACGGTATCCGCTACCGGGGTAATTTCGGATACGGCCTCTGGCAGCAGGCCGTGGGTTCAAGGGCAGCACTCACCGCCGCCAACTACGAAGCAGCTCGACTCGCCATGCAAACTTTCACAAAGGACGGCGGCGATCCTCTTGGCATCCTGCCCACTCATCTGATCGTCGGCCCTACCAATGAATCGGCGGCGCGGGCGATCCTCACGAAAGAACTCATCGCTGGTGGTGAGTCTAACACCAACTATCACACGGCGGAACTCGTAGTAGTTCCACATCTGCCGGCAGCAGAACCGGAGGAGGAATAGATGGACAAAGCAAAACTGATCGCATTGATTGCGATTCTCTACGCGCAAGAAATTGCAGTCCGCGCCAACATGGTCAAAGATGCGGCAAAAGAAAACAACCTCAAGGAAGGGGATTTGTTCAAGCTCCTCAAGAACGCGGGATACGACCCCCGCGCACCCAAAGACACGGCGGCTCCTTCTCTGACCGATGACCCGCCTCCCCCCGCACCGCCTAACAACGGTCAAGGGGGCAAGAATCAAACGGCTGGAAATATTCCTGTCTTGGTTTCCCACAAAACAGAGTATGAAAAGTACCGCTGTGCCGGGTTGGTGCTGACGCGCAAGCCGGAAAATTATCTGGTTACCGAAGCGCAGTTTGAAAAACTGTCGCATGATCCGTGGGTGGTGCTTAAAAAATGATCCCGCTGATTTCCGTAGAGCAGTTCCTATCCATGCAGCCCGCGTCCGCTATCCTTCCCCTAAACGGGGACGGCGAGCCGGACGCGGAGCGGATAGAGACCTGTCTGCGGCAATCCTCCGGGGTAATTGTAAGCCACTTGCCCTGGCTGCTTGACGAAGACGGGGAAATTGGCCGCCCGGTCAATCCGCAATTTGCAGACGCGCTGGAAGCGATCTGCGCCGACATAGCCCTCGACCGGCTGACCGATACCGTTTCAGGCAGCGAGAACGCCCGCAACAAATACAAGGAAAGTCTGGCCCTCCTGGAAAAAATCAACCGGGAGTTCCAGGGCGGCCTTGAAGGGCCGGGCTATCAGGAATCGGAAGTGGTGGTCTCCGGGGAAGACGGAATCAATGACGGCAGATTTTTCAAGAAGGGGAAGGTGTTTTAATGGCCGATACACAGGGAGCTTCGATCCGCTTTGACCTTAGAGAAGTTGACGCGGTAAGAAAGATGCTTGCAAACGCTTCACTGGATACCGCCGATCGGAAACGTCTCCTGCAAGGTATCGGCCCGGAGATAGAAGAAGGGGCAAGAGAACGCTTTCAATTGCAACAAAGCCCTGACGGAGATTCGTGGAAAGCGCTGGCGCAAAAAACACTCGACTACTACGCCAAAAAGAATTTATTGAAGAACCGCAAGATCCTGACAGGCGAAGGATTCTTGCAGGAAAGCATCACCAGCGAAGTTCAGGGCGATGCCTGGTCGGTGCTGGTAGGCGCAGCAAGGGAATATGCGGCAGTTCATCAGTTCGGCTGGGAGAAAAAAAATATACCGGCGCGGCCGTACCTCGGCGTTTCATCTGACGATGCCAAAGTAATTGAAAACGCCGTTTCGGTTTTTCTTGAAGGAATTATTAGATGAGCGATTATTTAACTATCCGCAATGCGGCGGTTGACCAAATAAAAGCTGGGATACTACCCCTGTATCCCAAAATGACTATCAAGGCGCACCCCGGCCTTTTCACGGAGCAGGCAATTAAAGTATACGCGCAGCAAACTCCGGCGATTTTGACAAGCCTGGTTAAAGCAGCCGACGGGGATCGCAACAGTATAATTTTTGTAAGCTGGGTTTTATATCGTGCCAGAAGCGAGGATAAATTATACGACGGGGCGTTAGAAATTATATCGAATTTAATCCCCGTTATCAGAGAAGCGGATTTTGAGATTGTTATAAAAGATACAAACATTGAAGCCGAGTGCCTGTATTCCGGTACGTTAGACGCAATCAACATTACCCTGTGGGCGGTCAAGTGGGAACTGGTACTCGGCGATCATGCGATCAGTGGAGGAAGCGTATCGCTTTCAGACCTTGAGGACGTTGGCGGATATGACGGTACAACATTGGTTGGAACCGAAGAAATTGAAGAACACTTAGACATGTTGGAGGAATGAGTATGCCTATACCTTTTTCACAAATCCCGGATGTACTGTTAGTACCGGGCCAATATCAGGAAGTTGACAATTCTCTTGCCGGAAGCGTCAGCGACGTCAAAAAGGCGCTTATTATCGCCTACAAGAGCGCGGCGGGAACGGCTCCTGCCGGAAAGCCGGTGCGGGTGCTTACCGATCTCAAAGCTGCGGCTCTCTTCGGTTACGGAAGCCCTGCCGCAATCATGGCAAAAACTTTTCTCGCTCTAAATAAGATCGAGGAATGTTGGGTGCTGCCGGTTGATGTACCGCAGGCCGCTACGCCCTGGCAAAAGAATTATGCGGTTACCGTTACTACAGCCCAGCGGGGTGCAGTAGAGATCGTGGTGAATGGGCGGAAAATAGATGCCGCTGCCATTTCTGCCGGGGCTACGCCGGAAGAAGCAGCCGCCGCGATTGTTGCCCGGATCAACAGCGAGCTTTGGCTGCCTGTTGAAGCCGAGGTCGGAGATGACGGCGAATTTACCGTCAAATCTGTGGTCGCCGGAACAGGCGGTAATTTCAATACTATTGACATCTACAGTGAAGCAGCCGGAGTTACGGTCGCAGAAGGAGCGACCACCTCCGGCGCGCAGGCAGCGGATATCGTTGCGCTGTTTCCCGGTCTGGGAAGCGTGCGCTACAATTACATCGTTTCTGATTTTTCTGATCCGGGGAATATTGCAGCTCTGGGCGCGGAACTCACTGACCGCTTCGGAGCCATGCGGCAGATCGGGGGCCGGGCTTTTGTAGCTCTTGCCGGCGAGATTGGCAGTGTGTCCGAACCGCGTACGGTACTGGCACAGGCTGGAACGGTAAACAATCCCCACATCGTGCTTGTCCCCCGGCTTACCAATCCGCAGCTTCCCGGTGAGTGGGCGGCGCGATGGTGCGCCATTGCCTGCCGTATCTTGGCGGATGATCCCGCGGCTAACACCTACGATCTCACCGTTACAGGGCTCTCCTCTAACGTGGAAGTCAACGCTGATACCCGGCAAATTCTTCTCACTGCTGGAATCGCAACCTACCGCATCGACACCACCGGAAACGTGCTGATTGAGCGGCTCGTAACCAGCTACACCGAAAACACGGACGGTGGCCGGGACACCAGTTACCTTGATATTCAGGTTCCTGAAACGGTGGACGCGGTGCGTAGCTACATCAACGCCGCGGCTAAACAGCGGTACAAGACATGGAAGCTGGCCAGCACCGAAGAAAACTTCGGCCCGGGGGCCAAGGTAATGACCGCCGGAATTTTCCGCTCGTTCCTTTGCGAACTGTACCAGGCTATCTTCATTCAGGAAAAACGCTGGTGTCAGGATTTTGACGGCTATAAGAATTCGCTCATAGTGGAAGTAAAATCGGGCAGTAAAACCTGGCTTGAGTACAGCCACCGACCGGATCTGATCGGTCAATTCTACATCGGCGCAGGGCTGATGCAATTCAAATAGGGGGAAAGCATGAAACTTGAACGAGTACACCGGGTTATATCGTCGTCTTTGGGGGAACTTCCCCTTCAGGAAGGAGGCTCGACTTTCAAACCTGCGGGGAAGAAGCGGGAAACCAAGGCGGGGGAAGTGCCGGAAAATACTGGCTACACCGAAAAACAAACCTTTGCCGAATTAAAGCTCAAGCTCAACGCTACCGGCGTTTTGGGCGTGGAAGAGTTGAGCGGCATGGAAGAAGACACCCTCACCATTTTCACAACCGGGGGCAAGCAGTACATGATGCCCAAAGCGTGGGTAACGGAACCGGGGGAACTGGGTGATGCCGAGATGAGCATCACGTATAACAGCGCCAAAAGTCCCAAGCTGTAAGGAGGCGCTATGGAAAAAACAAATCCTTTTGAGCCGGTAACAGTTAAGCTGCGCGTCCCCATCACACAGGGAGAGGTCTCGTGTAAAGAAATAACCCTTAAACCTCCTGTGTTACGGGATATCTTACGGACTGACGGCCACGATCCTGACAGCGTAGGTTATGCCAGAGCCTTGCTTTCGGCCCTCTCCGGCTTGCCGGAAGTATTGCTGGATAATTTAGTTCCGGAAGATTGGGCGGATCTCCGCATTCTCTTGACGCAAACCTATATGCGCTTCACTGGGCTCGCGAATATTTTAGATAAAAAAGAGGGCAAAACCGAAGACCCTACGACGGCGGGGGAGACCGGGGAAGCTTCAACGCAGCAGAGTTCCGGGCAGCCCTCCGCCGAATAACCTGTGAATTATTGCAGATGATGCCGGCTGTCAGTTTTGAGACCGTTATGGATTTTACCTGGGCGGAACTCAAAGCCTGGCATGAATCGGCACTTGAGACATACAAAAATCTGCGGGGTATAGACTGATGGCGCGGGAAATCACGGCAGGGGTACTGCTAACACTTAAGGATCAATTCTCTTCTCAAATAAAGGGAGCCGGCGTTTCCGTTCAGGGCTTTGCCGATAAAGCGGTCGGCGTGGCCGAAAAAATCAATAAAGCCTTTTCCGGAGTTGCCGGAACGTTGGGAACGCTCGGCGTTTCCATTGGGGTAGGGGCTGCTGTCAAATCTACGATTGATTTAGATCACCGTATGGCCAGGCTGGGTCTGACCGCGAACGCCAGCGCCGCCGATGTCAATAAACTCAAACGTCAAATATTTGAAACCGCACAGATGCCGGATATAAAAATAGACCCCGGTACGATTATCAGCGGCTTAGAAGTTGTAATGACCAAAGTAGGTGATCTGGAGTTTGTACAGGATAATGTTCGGAACGTCGCTCTGGCGCTTCAGGCTTCCGGAGAATCCGGAGAGGCGATGGGCGCGGTATTTGCCGAATTTGCCAAATTCGGTTACACCATGGACGAAATACTGCCGCTTATGAATGATCTTATTGCCCAGGGCGATCAGGGGGCCTTTACCTTTGGAGAGTTCGCAAAAAGCGCGCCGGCTGTTTTTTCCGCTTTCAGCTCCATCGGCACGACCCCGGCGCATATTCGCAAGGCTAACGCCGCTATGCAAATATTAATGGCCGGAACAAAAAGCGCCGATGTCGCGGTTACCGCCCTTAATTCAACAATGTCTGAATTAAGCGATCCCGATAAGCAGCAAAAATTGAGGAATCTTGGGATCAATGTCCGGGATTCGGTAACGGGAGAATTCCGCGACTTCAATGATATCATGTTTGATATTGTCGCCAAGGTCAAAAAAATGGGGAATGCCGATTTCTTCGGAACCATTTTTGGTGAAAGATCTATGGCGGCTATCCGCGCCTATAACACACAGGGCGAGCGGATGTACGATAACCTTGTCAACCTTGGCGATACTACCGGACTGCTGGAACAAAAATCGGCAACGATGGCCAATACGCTCAAATCGAATTTGCAGAATCTGCAAACGGCTTTCTTGTCCTTTGCTGATAAAAAACTAACCGGGCCTCTCGAAAAAATTACGGACTTGTTTAACAAACTGGCGGAAAACCCTGAAAGAGTAGAAGCCGCGTTTAAAAGCCTCGCGTTAGGCATCGGCGCAATAGCGGCCGTAAGAGTGGGCGCCGGAATTATTTCATTTGTCGCAAGTCTCAACAAATTGCAGTCCGGGGGCGGCATCAATATGTCCGGCCTTGGGAACGTTGGCGGCGGCGCGGGAATGCCGGTATACGTTACAAACTGGGGCGGGGCTGCTGGATCGCCAATGATACCCGGTGCGGGAAACGGCGGCCCTGTACCTGGAACCGGAAGTCCCGGCATCCCCATGCCGGGAAAAGGATCGCCTTCTATAAAGATCAATCCGGCAAAAATGGCTGGGGCCGGTCTTTTCGCGGGAGTTTCAGCCGCTATTTATGAGATTCCACAAATGCAGGCAGAACTTGCCGAAATAGACCGGAATGTAAACCTGACAAAAGAAGAGCGAGGTAAAGCCAGAGGTGGGGCAAAAGGAAAAGCGGCCGGAAGCATTGCCGGCGCGACTGGCGGGGCAGTTGCCGGAACAGTGCTTGGCGCATTAGCGGCAGGCGCATTAACTGGAACGGCCATCGGAACCGCAATCCCCGGCCTCGGCAACATTATAGGAGCAGTGATTGGGGCAGGTGTCGGCATAGCCGGATACTACTTCGGTGGCAAAGCTGGGCGGGCTATCGGTGCCGGCCTCGGCGGGGCTGCTGCAAATAATGAGGAGAGAACGAACCTTGCCTCAGGACGCCGCCGACGCGCCGGCACCCGCCGGAACGATTTATATGATGAGCCCGTAGTGGCGTTGCCAACGGAAGCACAAGGCTCTCCTGGTGTTCATCGAACAAACATTGCCCCCGGTCGCCGTCGCCGCAGCCAGAGCCGCCGTCCGGCGAACGATTCAATTGCAATATCCCAAGGCGGAGTTCCGCAAGACTCATATTATGCCCAAGTGGTTAATAGATATATACAAAATGAAGTCCGCGCAGTTGAACGTGTTCCGCAAGCGAGTTCTCCTATAAAGATTGACGGGGCAATCGAACTGAAAAGCGAACTTTTTATTGATGACAAAGGTTATCGGCTTCAGCAGCAAGTCGCAAAAAATACCACTCCCTATAAATTTGCCACGGGAAACGCACAGAACGCGAGGCTGATACAATGAGTACCAACGCGCAATTTGAGGCATTTTTGCCAACCCCCTACAAGGGAAACTGGAAGGAAGCCTACCGAGCCGATTCCGGAGAGAGCCCCCGTATGGCCAGCTACCAGGCTCCGGACGGGGAAGAGATCCCCTTCATACAAAAAAGTTTCCGTTTTTCCGGCGGACAATCAACGGACACGGCGGAGTATCCATTCGGCGGTCTGTGGTCAAACGAATATCTTAATGAAAAGCCGCAAAGCCTCACTGTGGACGGATACCTGCGCGGCCCCTATTACATCGTACTGCGCAACAAACTAATAGAAGCTCTGCGTATCCCCACCGATGACGATAACCCCGGCTATATTGATTTACCGTTCTGGGGCCGGTTCCCGGTTGTGGTAAAGGATAATTACGAAATATCGGAAACCTCCGATGAGCAGGGGCAATGTGCGGTTTCGATTACGTTCACCCGCGCTGGGGTAAGTATTACGGATCGCCTTGACGCGCTGCCTCCTGATTCAGTTCAAGTTGAAAACGCATCGAAAAAACTAAAAATGGCTGCTATTATTGCCTTTTTGGCAAAATTATCCGGAGGCCTCTTGAATATTACTGCGCTTACGAGGGTTTTTGGAAAAATGAAAAATATTCTTTTAAGTATCCTGGGCAGGGTTCAGGGGTCGCAGGCAATTCTTAATGGGATGACCAATGATGTCCTGGGTATTATGAATCTCATCAACCAGGGAATCCATACTCCGCGTGAATTTGCCCAAGCTCTATTTAATGCCGCAGACTCAATCTCAAGTGGCATTCAAGATATAAAAAACAGTATCGCGCAGTATGACCATGAAAACGATTCTGCTTCGACCGCTCCTTCATTGCCGGCAGCTGACAATGAAAAAAACGTGTTACTCTTTTTTTTGTCGACTGACAAGTATACCTTATCTGAAGAATCAGCAACTGTCAGCGAGGAGACAACGATAAAGGCAAGCGAAGATCTTTACCGGATAATGGCTTTTTTAGTTTCGGCCCGGCTCATTGCAAACATGGATTCTCTTACTTATAAAAAAGCCACGGGATATTGGCGGTTGCTTGAAAAACTTGAGATGAGCATCGACAGGGACGATCCCGCTGTGTATGTCGCTCTGCAAGACATACATACTGCTTTATCGCGGGAATTATTAGGGCGGGAATTAAGCAGGGAAATGACAAGGCATATATCTGCCGCAGTGCCACTTTTATACTTGGCCCATTACCTTGGCTGTGATGAAAGCAAAATCCGCGAATTGAACAGCATCGCCGATTCCTTTGTAGTCAAGGGAGATGTGATCTATGGCTAGGGTTGTCGTAAAAAACGCTACAAGCGGTAGAGAACTTCTCTGGCGTCACATCAAAATCAAAAAATCCCTTGATGATATTTGCCATACTCTGGAACTGGAAATACCCGCGAGCGAGCGTACCAAAGTACACAAACACGAGAAGATTGAAGTGCGGTATGAAAATTCACTTGTACGCGATTCAGAAGGGAAAAGGCCTGTTACTACCGTACGGATCGATGAAATCACCGCCAACGCGGATGTTTCAAAACACAGTACCATGGTTATAGGCCGCAGCCCTGCGCGGGACATTATTGATTCGACGTGGACAGGATCGCTTTCAGGCATAAAACTGTACGAAATTACAAAAACCCTAGCCAAAAAATTTGGAATTGCCTGTGATTACTTTCCTACTGATAAGCCAGATCCAACAGCCACCGTGCCTGTCTTTTTTTGGAAGAACGAAAGCCCCTGGACAAAACTTATTACGGAAGCTGACAACCAGGGCTTTCTCCTCACTTCTAATGAAGCGGGTGGATTGTATATCTGGAAAGTTGCCGGCGCGGCACGGTGGGAAGGGTTTCATCTTACAGAGGGCCGAAACGTAAAAACAATTGAGTGGAAAGAAAACGGAGCCGAGCAGTACCACGAATATATTGTAAACGCCGCAGGCCGCACGGCCCGCGTGATAGATGATACTTGCAAAAACAACCGTATCCTGACCATTAACCTGACAAACAACAATATCGGCTGGGATAAACTCCAGCGCCGGGCACAGACGGAAATGCGCCGCAGAAAAGAGAACCGCGTAACCGTAACCGTTTCCGGCTGGGGCCTTACCGATACGCAGATTAAAAACTTGGGAGAAACCAAACAAAGAGAAATTTTCTGGATCCCGAATTTATTAATCCCCGTTAGTATGCCATCGCTGGGCCTACAGGCTAATCTTTTGATAGCCGGAGTTGAGCAGGAGGCAAGCGTAGAAACCATGAGCAGTACCATAACCCTGGTGAACCGGGAGGCATATTTATGATCGAACAGATCAGGGAGTTAGGTGCAAGGTTGCGCAATCTGTTTGTTGTCGGCGATTTTCAAAAACGTTACGCTGACAACAAAATACAGATTAAAACCCATGATGATATGGTTGTTGAAAAAAAAGAAGCCTTTCCCTACGGTTTTTATGCCAAGGCAAAAAACGGTAAGGCCTTTTTATTTTGTCAGGGCGGAGACTTGGATGGCTTTGAGATTTTTCCGGTACAGCCCGGAGAAGGCGTAACACCGCCGGAACTTGAGGAAGGTGACGCTGCGCTGTATACCGGCGAGGGAAGCCGGATTGTCTTGCGTGAAGCTGGCGGAGTAGAAATTAACGCTAAGGCATCCGGTAATATAACGGTCGTTGGAGAACATGGAAAATTTTATTTTGGAAATAGTATGACAAATATCTGTGCCCTGATGATTGGCCTTATTGATGAAATAAAAGCCATAGTTACGTCCGGCACTCCACCATCGCATAAGATAAATCCCACCACACAGCAAAAACTTGAGGCATACAAGAATGAGTTTAAGAAGTTGCTCAAGGAGTCTGCGTAATGGCATTGGTAGAAGCAACATTAAAGACAAATTTGCTAAATTTATTTCTCGCTATGAAAAACAATCCTATGAGTGATGAAGACTATGCTGCCGGTCTTGCCAGAATATTCAACGACCATATTCTAACAGCCGATGTAATCCAAAATATTCCCGTGCAAGTTTCTCTCTCTTCTGGAACCGGTGCTACAACCGCTGTGGGGGGACTGTCGTGAGTGTACGTATCGACCAATGGGCTGACATTCGGGAACTTGTTCGCATGAGCATAGGCACGGATAAAGGAACATGGCTGACCGATCCTAATTTTGGCAGCGAACTCTGGCTCCTTAAAAAGACCGGAAAAGTTGATGGTCAAACAGCAGGAACCCTGAAGCGGATGATCCGGGAATCCCTGCAATGGCTTATAGAAGATAAACTGGCTGCTACGGTTGACTGTACGGCGGAACAAAACGGCAAGAACAGGATTGATTATCGGGTGATCGTAACTCGTCGGGACGGATCGCCGGTAACTGTTAAGGAGGTATGGAGTGTCGTTTAAGCGCGATTCCCTTGCTGTGTTGCTTGATCGCATATACGCAAACTATACCAGCCTCTTCCACCCCCTGGATAAAACGCCCCGGCAAAACCTCCTAAAAGTTTTCGCTTCGGTAGACGCCGGAATTTATCATCAGCTTTTAGGCGATCTGGATTTTCTGGCAAAACAGATATTTCCCGATACTGCCGAAGGTGAGTATTTGCGGGAGCATTGGTCAAGCAAAGTCCCGCCACTGTATGCCATAACCGCATCCGGAGAAGCAACGGTAACCGGCATAGCCAATAGAACAATCCCTGCCGGCGTGGTATTCGAGTCGGCTACCGGTGAGCGGTATTATCTGAATAACGCTTGCAGTCTGGACGGCAACGGTCAAGCTATTATTACCGTGAAAGCCGAAACCCCAGGGTTGCAGGGAAATTTGGTAATCGGAGAAAAGCTCCACATTATTTCGACGCTTCCGCCAGGAATAGACTCGGAGGCCGTAATTAGTGGTAGCGGCATTATAGGCGGCGCGGACGCGGAGACCGATGAAGAATACCTGGGCAGAGTGCTGGAGGCACTCCGTAATCCTGCCCATTACGGAAAGCCCAACGATTTTGCGCTATGGGCAATGGACGCGAGTCCCGAAGTAAGCGCGGCCTGGGAATTCAAAAATTTCGGTGTTTTCGGCGCGGTACTGGTGCAGGTAATAAATGGGAACCAACGGGACGGTGTTCAGCCGGTAGATAATTTGGCGGAAGTGCGAAATTACATAAGCCATGTCGCTCCCCCTGTTTTATTTGATGTCCAAACTCCGGAAATTATACCGGTAAATCCTTCAGTCTCTCTGCCGTCCCAAGAGGATTCCCAGCCAAACAGAGAACTGGCAGAAAACCGTATGACGGCATGGATGCAATTGGTTGCAAAACCTGGTGTAAAAATAACCGCAGGCGCGCTACGCCTGGCGATTATTGACGGACTAACGATCACTGATGCAACGATAAAAATTGATGGCGATGTTGCCGGGATTTTTTCAACTACAATTCTAAAATATCCAATTATCGGAGAAGTATTATGGGATTAGCGGTAGCGGCCAAAACGCAATATATAAACACAATAAAAAAACTTTTTCCTCAAGGAGATTATTGGGCAGCACAATTCGCCGATCCTGGAAGCGATGCGTCTCTCTTCGTAGAAGCAAAGGCCGACGAATTGATAAAGTTTCGTGAGCGGATGAGCGCGTTGTTGGATGAAGGACAGCCAAAAAGTACAACGGAGTTAATTACTGACTGGGAACGAGTTTACTTAAATTCTTTAAATAGTCAATTGCCGCTTGAACAACGTAGAAAATTGTTAAGTCTAACAGGGCGACAAGTCATTAACCTCAAAAGCATTTCTGATATTGCTAATAACTATGGTTTGATGTTGGTTGATATTGTTTTCCCTTTTAAAACCTCATTTTTTGGTTTTTCAAAATTTGGCATCTCGTTATTTTCACGTCCTGCGTTTTTTTCAGTGTTTTATATTATTACAGCATTCCAGAAAGATGCCTTAATCACTGAAGCAAAGGAATGTATAAACAGATTATTAAAATATTCTGCTTTTGGCCGTTCCTGTTTTGGCACAGGGCAATTTTTGGGGCGTTCATTTTTTAATAAAAATTATGCGAGCCGAGTATATATCGGAATGAAAGCTCTTGATGACTTTGAGCGGGAAGTAACTGACACCTTGCTTTCGAGCAATATACCATATTTTCTTTATAAACTATAGGAGGAAAGAAAATGTCAATGTATCCAAACGAGCAAATGCTTGAATTATTTGGGGAACAAATTATGTATCCCGGCCTTGATCCGGGAACACATAAATTTACCGATGGGAGTTTTTCCAATCCCCTTATAAAGCCGTCCCATATTCCGGCCGCGTCTTTTAACTTAATCCTTGACAACCTTGAGACTTTTATTAGCGGACTTGGCGGTACCCCCAACAATACAAATCCGGATCAGTTGCTGATGGCCTTTTCAAATTTTATGTTTCCCCTGGGCTCCAGTTATGAACAAAACCCCAACAGCCCAGATCCAATGGAAAGAGGCCTGCCAGGTAACTGGGAAGTATGGAATCACCGGGCGGAACAGTACGGGCTTATCTCAACAGCTTTGCCAGCTTATACTATATACACGCCCGGTAATAATTACGCTGCTAATGCCTACGTCATGTATCATCTCTCCGGTGATGATTGGGCGCTATTCAAGGCAAAAGCGGCTATCACAAGCGCTGCAACGCAACTTAACCCGATTTTATGGGATAAATATCAGCCTACCGTACTTGTTCCGCGAAGGCTTTTACAGGGGTGGCCAGACACCGATTTTGAGATTGGGGATCAACTATCCGGCGATCTTTACAACGGCTGGAGAGTGTGCGAGATTGAAGTCCTTGGCGGGAAATTTCCGTCCTTTGCTGGCGGAAATAGACCACCCTTTAATTCCGGCAC